ATGATGAAGAGTGGCGGAAGAGTATTTAGTTATCTTCGGTTCTCGGACCCAAGACAAGCTACAGGTAGTAGCGCCGATCGTCAGTTGGCTTATGCAGCGGCCTGGGCTGCGAAGCACGGCATGGATCTGGATGCCACGCTGACATTGAAAGATGAAGGACTGTCTGCCTACCACCAACGTCATGTGAAACAAGGGGCATTGGGGGTTTTCCTTCGGGCGATCGAGGACGGCCGGATTGCCAGTGGATCGGTTCTGGTGGTGGAAGGCTTGGACCGCTTGAGTCGAGCGGAGCCTATACAGGCCCAGGCTCAGTTGGCGCAGATTATCAATGCTGGTATCACAGTCGTTACCGCAAGCGACGGTCGCGAATACAACAGGGCTGGTTTGAAAGCTCAGCCTATGGACTTGGTTTATTCGCTCCTGGTGATGATCAGGGCGCATGAAGAGTCCGACACAAAGAGCAAGCGTGTTAAAGCCGCAATCCGTCGTCAATGTGAAGGGTGGGTGTCTGGTTCGTTTCGTGGGGTGATCCGCAACGGTAAAGACCCCCAGTGGGTGCGCTTGACCAATGAGGGGTGGGAGTTGATCCCCGAGCGCGTCGCAGCAGTAAAGCGAGCGCTTGAACTCTATCGTTTGGGACTTGGTGCGGGTCGTGCTGCAAATATCATGCATGAAGAGGGATTTCAGCTGACCGAGGGAGGAATCTCCGGTCTGCAGATTTACCGGACGATCAAGTTGCCTGCGCTGCGGGGTGTCAAAAGGCTGAGTCTTGAGGGGGAGGATTACGAGCTGGAAGAGTACTACCCGCGTGTCCTGTCCGATGCAGAGTGGAATGATCTGCAGTACCTTGCAGGACAACGGTTGCGTCGTCGAGGAGCTGGGGAGATACCAGGCATCATCACCGGGGTCGGATTGGCCTATTGCGGTTACTGCGGCACAGCGTTGGTGGCGCAAAACATAATGAAGCGTAGGCGTGTTGATGGAAGCATTGCGGATGGCAATCGCAGGTTGCACTGCACTTCTTACAGTAAAAACGGCGGGTGCTCAGCCGGCGGAAGCTGCAGCGTTGTCCCAATTGAGCAAGCGTTACTCAAGTTCTGCACGGATCAGATCAACCTGCAGCGACTGATGCAGCCTAGCGATGATGGTCAGGCCGTCCAGCGTCAGCTTGTGAATGCAAGGGCGGCTGTTGCGAAGATCACGGGTCAGTTGGGCAAGGTGACTGATGCGCTTTTGGCAGACGAGAGCGGCGCCGCCCCTCTGGCATTTGTCCGTAAGGCAAGGGAGTTGGAATCACAACTTAGAGATGCTGAGCAAAGCGTTTCAACGTTGGAGTATGAGGTAAGTTCAATATCCGCAGGGGCTGCTCAACCAGCCCAGGCTGAGCGATGGGCGGATCTGTCTGCCCAAGTGGAAGCGGGAGATTACGGAGCAAGAGAAAGTGTCAGGCAGTTGGTTATGGACACATTCAGTCGAATCGTTATTTTCATGCGGGGTGTGGACGCAACCGACCGCGAAGGTCTGTTCATTGATGTGCAACTTTTCTCGCGCACGGGACAGCACCGGCTGCTTCGGATCCATCGGAAAACAGGCGACTGGGTGGCGAGTGAGGACTGGGATTAGGGCAAATATTGGCTAGGCTATATACTGTCTGAATATACAGTAGTAGCAGGATGCTTTTGTGCTTCAGCAAAACCGCGTTTTTCCAATGCAGCCGTCCACCCCATTCGACCAACTTGCATGCCGTATTTACCGACAGGTCAACAGTACCTCCGCCCAGGTGCTGCGGCGAACGTTAATACGGCGATTATCCGGCGAGCGCTCCGATGACTGGGATCGACTTCTAGAGCAATTGAATAACGAGGAAAGCGTGCGCTTGAAGCACCTGGGGGACGGTGTTGCGCAATTGAGCTGGACCAACCATCATCCCTTCTGATTACCCAGCGGCTAATAAAAAATCAAAAAATGTGCCGCAGGTATTTGACATAAAATTAGCCTGAGGCTAATTTATCTCCATTAGTTCAGGGTATCACGCTGCGGTGCCCTGATCGCTTTGGAGGTTTACATGATGTACGCCCTTTGCCTTTCGCCGGATGCGCGCTCTCAGTTATCAGACCAGGTCACTCAGAACGGCACCTTTTCGCACCATTTTTTTGCAGAAGACGGGCGCTGCTGCGCGACAGCCGTTGTCGCCATTGAGCAGGGCTTAGAAGCTGTATCTGTTCAGGTCAGACTGGGTAGCACTGTAAACAGTCTGACCATCCCAAAAACTGATTACGTTGCCGAACGAATTGCCTGCTTTCTCGAGGAGCTTGCTATTTGCAACGATCCGAGAATCACGCCAGACGCCGATGCGCAGTTAACCATTTCCATCCTGGAGCCAAATGCGAAACGACTGTTTAGTCAAAGCATTGAAGGATATCGGAGTGCAAACGCGGAACTCGATGCCGCAATTGCAAAAGAAAACTGGAGCGCGATATACACAGCCCAAAGTCGCCGTGATCTCCACGCCAGTACCATCGCTTTGATCGTGAACAAGTGCTCTGTAGGTATTGAAGTAGGGGTACGACCATGATCGGGATCCCCAAGACAGGCACGCTGGAGCTTGGCCGTATCAGTGCCAATGTCAGCAGCGGTTATCAATTCAGCACAGCCGATGGGCGTCCTGCACGTCTAGCGATTATCGATGACCAGGGCAATGTGGTCGAAGCCGGCGATGCTGTTGCACGCGAGGCGTGGAACGTGTGCATCGCTGTGATGAAGAACTTCAAGATTGGCCAAGGTCATATCGTGGTGCACAGTGCCCCGCCTGGATCAGCTCAAGGCAATGCAGACAAGCTATGTCCACGTAAGGCTAGAGGATGAGCTGCGAAGCTGACCGGAATTTTTTAAGGCACGCCGGCTGGTTATCAACCACGTTACATGCCGGTGATCTTCGCATCGATGGCACGGCCGATAATTTCCCAAGTACCGTCCAGAGCTACCGCCTTGTACTCTGGATTGAGTGGCACCAAGTAGCCCACCCCTGCATCTAGATTGTATTGCTTGAAGGTGGTTTCGCCGCTGACGGTGTGGCGGGCGATGTAGAACTTGCCGCTGATGAGGTCAAAGCCTTCAGGGCGAATCAATATCGGAGTGCCTTCCGGGAAGCTAGGCGGTGTGTCCGATGTCATCGACTTTCCCTTCACCTTGAGCCAATAACCACGTGGCCCTGCATTCTCTGTAGACGACAGCCAATCGTCTGCAATTCCGGTCGGATAGCAGACGGAAGATTCGATCTGCTCGCCGGCGGCAACCCATGAAATCAATGGATATTCCCGGGCCTCTCGGTGAGGTTGCAGCATTGGGGAAATGTTGGAATGACCACTTGTAGCCGCCATCCCCTCGATCTCGGCAGCAAGGCGTGGACTGAAGCTCTCGACCGGCTCGTTTAGCAGCTTCGCCAGTACCGAGGCAAAGCGGGCATTGAGCGCATTTATACCCTTCAAATAATGGTTCACCGAAACCGGTGTTATGCCTGCGGCATCGGCAATCTTCCGTTGATTCAGCTTGAGAGCGTTCTTCTTGGAAAGATAGAGCTCGTGAGCTGCTTGGCATTCCGCGAACAGGGCAGGGGCGATGGGCTTTTTCTTAGTCATTGTCGAAGTATAAGCCGCTGGCTAACCCAAAAGATTAGCCGTCGGCATTGATAATAAATATGTTAGCGGTTAATCTTTCTGTCATTCATCAATCTTAGGTGTATGACATGGAAGAGATGTCCCTTAGTGATTTAGTGCAACGGATGGGGCAGGCGCCTGTAGCGCGTGCGCTGGGTGTAAAACCGGCGTCTATCGCGAAGGCTCTAAGAACTCATCGAAACATCACCGTAACGATCAGTGACGATGGTGCCTGTGCAGCCCAGGAGACCCGCCCGTTTCCTTGTCAGGAACACGCGGCGTCACCCGATGGCTCTAAGTCCGGCCACGAGAAAGCGTTGGGGCAGCCTAAGTGCGGTGAACTGCCTTGACCACGTCCATACACGGACAGTTGTCCATTTCACGTGATCAAGTACTCGTTGCTTATGCCGCCGAAATGATTGCTCGCACTGGGTTGAGCCAGGACGATTTCGCCCAGGCGCTGAGCTGCAAACTGCATCGTCAGATCCCTGCCAAGGCTGTCAGTAAGGACGTGCCCGACTTTGAGGCACTTGCCCAGGGCAACGACAGCGCGTCGTTCCTGAGAGCATCAGGCGCCTGGCTGCGCCGAGTCGGGCGCTGGCTCAGTGGTGAGGTCGATCTGCCGAGCTGGATCGAGGAGTCATGGGTAGGCGCGCTGGAAGGCGACTTCAAGGACTGCTGCATCAATGAACTGGCCCATCGTCATGGGCTGACTGGTGCGCGCGAGCTGGATGGCGACGGCAACCCAGTGGGGGCGTTCGGCCAGCTAGTGGCTCGATTGGGCAATACGGTTGCCCTGGGCAGCGAGATACTGGCTGACGGTCGCATCGACATCAAGGACCTGGAAAAGCTGCCTGAGTTTGTCGATCGACTACGTTCGGTCGAGGCTCGTTGCAGCGAACTGCGCTCGCGTGCCGAAAGTGTTCTGCTCGAGCAGCCCCAAAAGCCCCACTTGTCCCGGGTGAACTAGTTTCTGTGACTTCCCTGGACAAGGACATCCACACGCGATCGGCAAGCAGCCGCAAGGGCAGCCCCAACAAGGGCCGACCTGCTGTCGTTCATCGCGACAAGAAAGATCCCCACGCAGCCCTACGTGCGCCAATTCGAGCGCCCCGGTACACAGCTCCGCGTCGTCTCACTGCCCAACAACTAAAAAACCCACTGCTGCGTATGGCGTTCTCTCGTCTGAGCAAGATTGGCGATCTGCGCGGAACGTACTTGCGCGACTTGGACTCCATCCATGGTGGTCGCCGTACCCGTTCCGAGAAATTCGATGCCTTGGCCAAGGCATCCGAGCAACTGTTGCTACGTCTGGACTTGGCCACGGGCGTGCTGGGATGGCTGGACATCGAGCGAGGGCAGTACTTCCTCAACACCCAATGCGGAGTCGCCGAAGATAGCGATATGTCCCCCGCGTCTCTCAACCGGCTCATGCACAGCTTGGACTTGGCAGGATACGTCTACCGACGCATCGAGAAAGTGCGGTTGGATGAAAAGGATGAGGCTGGACTTAACCTGGTGCGGACTCGCGTCCTAGTGCGCTTCACTGAAAAGTTCTTCGCAGACCTGGGTGTGCGCTACCTTTGGTATCGGGCTAAGAAGGCTGCGATCAAGCGCAGGGAGAGGGAGCTTCGCCAGGTCAGTGGGCTTCGTGCTGCACGCCAAGAAAAGGCATCCTTGGAGGAGTTCCGGCGACAGCAGTCCCGTAGCAATTGGGAAAAGAGTGAGTCACGCAAGGCGGCTCAGGCTCACAGCCAGTCAGAAATTATGGCCCCAGCTCACGGATCACCCCGAGGCGCCAAGCTCCCACTGGAGCCCGACAAGAGCCCAGGCGGGCTGGACGAATCCATGGCGCGCCTACTGCGCAACGTCCAGGTCAAGAAAGACACCTCCTCGAAGTAATCGCATCCCCTGCGAGGCCAGGCCACGCCTGGTGGTCAAAAAAACTCCCAACCTCCGCGCTAACTCTGCCGCCATGCATCGTCATGCAGGCAAACGGTCGCGTGTGCGCCCATTTTCCAACGTCATTTTCGGGTGCCGCCGGCGTGCGGTCCGGGCAGCCAGGATGCCTTTGAATTAAATGGAATTTTAAACCCCACTCAGCATCCCCAAAGGGTATAAAAAAGAGACTTTCGAGGTGTCCACAGGGTCGGTGTGTTGGGTACAAGATGATGCCTTCGCCAAGGGCTCAGTTCGCTGCGCTCAGCTTTTTATGAGGATCGCGGGCTACGCGCCCGCACAGCGGCAGGGCAGTGCCCTGCACCCATGCTGGATACCCTGCACGCCGTGCCGGGGATCCAGCGAGCACAAAGCGGTAATTGGGCGCGCTGAGGTGAGCTGCAAATTTCACTGGCTGTGGTCGCGGGCTCGATCGGTCGGCGCTGCTGAGATTTTTGGGTGCGAGTTTGACGGGCAACCGGCCGCTGCGCGGGTACCGCCGCGCCGAGATGGTGAGTATCAACTGAGATTGTGATGGCGGCTTATATGCCTGCGGTGCAGGCATTCCGATACATGATTCGAGATCGATGCGGAGAGATGCCCACCGGGGAGACGGGAGCGGAGCGGCTTGAATGCGCCGGGGATGTTGCGAAACTGGTCCTGTAGTCAGCCTCGTTGCGAGGAGCCAACCTGCAGGAATAGTTCTTGCTGCTGCTCTGCCGGCAAGCTTCTGATTCGCTCCAGTAGGAGCGTGTCGATGCGTTGCCCCGGTGGCCGCAATGAATGCTTGAAAGTCAGTTCGGACACCCATGTGTGTCCGCATTGGGCATCCAAGCACTGGCAATACAGCTTCACATAGCCCCGGGTAATCTCCTCCCGTGAACTGATGCGCCCTTTGTGGTCGCAGGCAGTGCAGTAAATTCGCATGTTTCCCTCCCCAGGGTTGCAGAGCGATCATTATGCCGTCTCCTGTAGTGATAATCACCAAGTACTGTCTATTTATTCAGTGGTTTTATCTTCTTCAGCTGGGTTATTCCAGCTAATTCTCCTGTCTTGCCGTAGGGTGTCATTGACCTGGTTAAACAGCTGACAGATCGGACGGATCTCGTTGCTGGTGTAGACCCGATCGATCTTCTCGATATCACCAAAGCCGGCGCTGTTTTCCGGGATGATGCCAGCCAGCGCGGGGTTCATGCGCCAGGCGGCAATCACGTCGTTGCGGGTGATGTTCTTGACCTTTTCCAGCTCGTCCTTGGCCTGAAAATCCCCCAC